ATACGTTGCATTTTTTCTATCACTCCTTGGATTTGGAATCTTTATGATTTATAAGGATAACAATCCACGAGAGGGAGAATGTTCACCGATTTTTAAAGACACATCTAAATAACTTAAAGAGAGTTTTATAACTCTCTTTTCTTTTATAAATAGAATAAAGATATTAACTATTTAGGAGAATAAGATGAGATTTATAGATTTTATTAATGAAGCATCAGTACGTGAATCTAATCTTGCAAGTGCATCAAGAAAAGTAGCACAATTCATTGGTAGAAAGATTGGTTCAGATTTTAAGGAAATTAATGGTGAAACATATAAGAATGCAGATGGTGTATTCTTTGGTATTTTGTATGTATCAGATAATAATGATGCATTGAGAGTTAACTGGGATGGAAATAAATTCCATTCAATTAACTATTGGGATGATTATGCAGGAAGTGCTAATCAACCATCAAAAGAAATTAAGACTGCAGATATTGGTCCAAATGATGCATCATTCGTTCAGTTATTGCCAGAAATTATTAGAGCAATTACAACAGAATCAGAAACATCTGATGAAATATATGAATCTTTTATTGTAGAAAAAGCAATTAAGTATGAAGATAATGAATGGGCATCTCCAGCAGATTTTATTAAGGATGTTGCATCAGATTGGACAGTTGACCAAATTCAATCTGTATTGAAACAGAATGGTAATACTTATAATAAAAAACAAATTCAAGCAAAGGTTGACCAAGTATTAGGAGTTGAATCTGAACCTGAAGAACCTAAGAAGAAAGGTGGTAAGAAGGTTGTAGTTGAACCAGGTAAACCAGAAAAAGTTGCACCACCAGAATGTGTAAAGAAAGCAAATGAAACATTAGCAAAGACAAAGTATTCTGACCCTGATGTTGTATTTGAAAATTTGAATGAATATACACAGATGGTTGCAACAGGTTATTCTCCAGCATTATTGATTACTGGTCAAGGTGGTATTGGTAAGTCATATAACGTAAATCAGGTTTTGGCTAAGTATGGTACAAAGGGTGAAGATTACGTTATCATGAAGGGTAAGTGTACACCTATTAAGATGTATAAGTTCTTATATACACACTATAATCAGATTTGTGTATTCGATGACTGTGACTCAGTATTCGATAGTAAGGATGGTATTAACATTTTGAAGGGTGTTTTGGATTCTGGTGAAAACAGAGAAGTTTCATGGGATAACGCAAACACAGTCGATACATTTGGTATGACTAGACAAGAAATTGAAACTACTTTGGCAACTGCAGTTGCATCAGGTGTCAAGAATCCTATTCCAAGTTATTTCGAATTCAATGGTGCAGTAATCTTCATTTCAAACTTAACTTATGATGACATTTATAAGAAGGATAGAGCATTGCCAACAAGATGTTTGACAATTGATATTAATTTGAAAGCAGAAGATGTAATCAATAGAATTAAGACATGTTTGCCAAGTATTAAGATTTATAAGGCTCTTGCAAAGAACGGAGAAAATAAGGATATTACAGACGAAGCTATTAAGAAAGAAGTCTTTGATTTCATGGTTTCTGATGAATATAAACAAATTTTGGGTGGTATGGAAAAAGAATTGAATTTCCGTACTTACATCAAGATTTATCAACTACGTCACGCAGGTCTTGAACACTGGAAACGTTTGGCTGCAGCATGTTAAAAATTAGAATCATTTTTATAACAGAGGGGTTTACAAACCTCTCTGTTTTATTATATTTGTACTTGTAAACGTTGAACATATAACAAGGAGTGAAGAATGAACGTTTATCGCGTAACTAGTTATCATTGTGATGAAAACGGTAAGCCATTTGGAGAACCATTCCAGCATATCGTATATACCGATGAATTGATGGAAACATACAAGAATAAGAAGTATGTTGAAAAGATTGATGTTTTCGTTCGTAAGGCCGGTTGGAAGCCAATTTGGACTAAGGACGGAAAGGTCGATGAATTAGATTAGTTATAAATAAGTTAAGCTTGTACCTCTATTGTTGATTTGAGTTAAATAAAGTTTATTAAGTTTGTACTAGAGGTTTTAACTTTATTTTCGAAGACAATAGAAAAACTATTGTCTTCTTTTTTATTAGGAGAAAAAATGAAACTAACTGATGATAAAATTATTGTGAAGAAATGTTCAAATAAGACTGCTGGCGGTATTTTCGTTGCAGACATTGGACAGAAGATTGGAAACTCACTTTGTGAAGTCCTACATGTTGGACCAGGTCGTTATAATCCATATACCGGAAAATATATTGAACCTGAAGTAAAAGTTGGTGATCGTGTATTGATTAACAACTCTGTATTAGCAAAAATCAATTTACGTTATAACGGTGAAAAACCTGCTGAAGATGAATATCTAGTTGCTGCACAGGATTGTCGTATAATTCTAGAAGATGGAGAAACAGTCTAATGAGAGTACAAGGCGCAAACGTTTTAGTTAAGAAGATTAACGACAAAGTAGCAGGAAGCATTTTCATTCCATCATTTGGTAATATGGGATATTGTTATTGTGAAGTAGTTGCAGTCGGTAAAGGTGCATACTTTATGCCAAATGATAAGTTAATTCCATTACAAATTAAAGTTGGTGACAGAACATTGATTAACCAAGGTGTAATGGAAGAATATGAAATTGTTAAAGATGGTGAAAAGCAGACTTATTACTGGGTACCTGGTGTAGAATGCACAATGGTCCTAGATGATACTGAAGGCATTTAATGAAAGTTTTTTCAATATTTAAAAATAAAAAGATAATTGCTGGCATTGCAGCCGCAATTGTCTTTTCTCTTGTTTTAATCGGTTTTGGAGTTTATGGAGTTGCAGCACAGAAACTTCTATTTACCGTATTGAAAACAGTTGGTCCAATTGTTGGTATAGCATTTGGATATTTTTTATGCGTATTTTTACCATTCAGAATTGCTGAAGCTCTAAGAATTCGTAGAGAAAAAGATGAAGAAGCACGTAAGAATGATAAAATTCAAAAGCAAATACAACTAAAGAAAGACTTAGAACATAAGATTCTAGAAACACTAAATAAGAAGGAAACTACACTATGAGTGAACAATTTGATCCAGTGAATAAACCAAAACAGTATAACAAAAATAAGTGTGGTATTCAGACTATTGAAGTCACACGTTATCTTGGATGTGATTTAGGAAATGCATGGAAGTATATGTCAAGATACATGTTTAAGAAGAAGCCAAAGGAAGATTTGGAAAAGGCAGTTTGGTATCTTGAAGATTTTACATACAATTTCTTAGATCAAAAAAATTGGACTTTAATTCCAGAATTCCCATTCCATGTTCCAACATTAGTAAAAGAATATATGCAGAAATTCATTGACTTTGAGGAACGTCCAGAAGTTCAGAGAATGTTCAAGCATATTTTGTCAATTATAAATAATGAAGGCATAATCGATAAGGAATTATTTGATTATGATTTAAATAATCTATATTTGTATGCACAAACATTAGAAGGCATAGAAATTGTAGACTAATTTTTCGTAAATAACTATTTACAAAAATAACTATTTTTATTATATTACTAAAAGGAGAACTTATATGGAAATAACTAACGTATCTGTAATGCCATTAAAGAATGGAAAATTTGACTGTTTAGCAATTTGTCAATTTACTATTGATAATGCATTTATCATAACAGGACTAAAACTTTATAAGAAGAATGAAAAGTTTTATGTCGTATTTCCTAAGAATATTCATAACAAGAAAGCAATGAAGTATTGTCATCCAGTAAGTGATGGAGTATATCAGAATGTATTAAATGCTATCTTGACTGAATATCAATCCATGAAAGAAGCTAATATCAATAACCCAGAAAACATGGTGCAGGAAGATGAATTCTATAAGAAGACTTTCGGTGAATCTGCATTTGGTCAATTTGGTAAGGTATTAGAACAAGTCGAAGATATGAAGACTGCTGCAAGAATTTGTAATCATGACGAACAGCAAATGTCTAATTTTAAAGAAATGTTTAATCAATTAGATGCATTTGAAGAAATGATGAATAAAGATCAAGAAGCAGGCGAAAATAAGTATAAGGAATACTTAGAAAAACAGCGTGATTTATTGAATAAAGCCGCACAAGCCGCAAACGAAAGAATGAAGGCAAGAAATAATGGCGAAGAAAAAGCATAATTGGAAATCACCAAACTTCGATAAAATCAATGTTTCAAAGTTAGATGAAAAACAAACAATGCTGGAAATTTTAAATGACCCTAATAAGATGCAAGCTGTATTGGAATTAGGTCGAACAGCAATGAATTTGGAAATGAATCTACAAGAAACTACTTCATTGGAAGATTGGACAGAAAAGGTATTGTTGTTATTACCACATAATTTTACAGATAAAGAAAATTTTAGTGACAAACTTAGGGAATTTGTAAATGATTATAGAAGTAAACAACAAGCAAGTGACAACACATAACGCAGCAAAAATGGTTTTTGCATCAGTCATTGAAGACGTATATATGAATTTTAATGAGTATGCAAGAATGTTTATCAAGAATTTTAGTGACTTGAACGAAGAAGAAATCAGAGAGCTTTTTGAAAAGAGAGAAAAGGTCTATGATTCAATCAATAAAATCTTAAATAAAGAGAAGATGTAATGATTAAGTTTGAAGTAAATAAAACATATCATGATAAAAACAATAATTCATATACAGTATTAAACAGAACTGAAGATACTATTGAATGTAGATTTAATCGTGTAATCAAGAAATATCATGTAGTGAAGTATTGTAATATTGAAGCTGTTATTCAGTATGGATCACCATTAATTATGGCTGATAAAATCCATTACCAATTTGATAATGAAATTGATGGAAGCGGTATTAAGCGTAAACAAATTAATAAAGAGAGAATGGGATATATAGATGTCATTAGAAGAAGAATCTGAAGTAGAAGTACCAACTCAAGAAACAGAACAGGCACCAGAACAAGATGAAGGTGGACAGACTGTAGATTTGGGTAATATGGGTAATTATTTTGAACAAGTAAGACAAAATTACTTTGAAATCAAAAGAACAATGTGGGTAGTAGGTACCATTGATTGGGATATTGCTATTCGTATTATTCAGAGATTGTCTTTCTATAGAACACAAACAGATTGTAAAGACCCTATCACAATTTATTTGTCATCACCAGGTGGTGGATGTGAAGCAGGTTTTGCAGTCGTAGATGCAATTGAAGAAATCAAAAAATTTGGTGTGCAAGTCAACACAGTTTGTTGTGGATCATGTTCATCAATGGCGTCAGTAATTTTGGCAAGTGGTACAAAGGGTTGTAGATATGCATTCCCATCATCACGTATCATGGTCCATCAGGCAGGAATTGATTTGTTTGGTGGTAAGCTGAAAGATATTGAAATTGTCCATAGAGAAGTTCAGAATTGGACAGATGCTATGAATAAGATTTTCAAGAAACAGACAGGAAAGAATCTTGAAGAACTTAAGAAAATGATTGAATATGATAATTATATGTCAGCAAATGAAGCCAAGAAAATAGGTCTAATTGACAAGGTGCAAACCAAATTAATATAAATAGACTATGATTAAAAAGGTAACTATGAGCAATATTAATTCAAAAGATCATCAAGACTTTTATGACTTTATACATGGAAAGAAGACTGAAACACAGCCTTCTATCCATACTGCACAGGAATATGATTTGCCTCCTGTGAAACCACGTCCACGTCCAATACAAAAGAAATATCCTTTGTATGAAGATGATGAAACATATCGTCATCCAGCAGTAAGACAAGCTCCACCAAAGCCTGTTGAACCTCCTAAACCAAAGATGCCACGTCAATTGACAGAAGCATATTCTTTGATTGAAGATATGAAGGTTAAGATGGAAGATATTTTCTATCGTTATGGTATGATTGGATTGGAAAGATTAGACGAAGCTTTGGAAGATGTAATTGACGAAATTATGAATCCAGAACCAGTTGTAATTGAACGTCCAGTTCCAGCACCACAACCAGAAAAGCCAGTTGTCAAGAAACGTAAGAGACGTGTAGTAAGAAAGCCAATTCAGACACAGACAAATGAAGCAACAGAAGATGTTGAACCTGATGAAGTTTTGGTAGATCCACGTAAGTCATTAAATGATTTGGATATTAATGATTTAGGTGCAATTCTTGGTAAAGAAACAAAGGAATATAAGACAGAATCACAGAAGAAAACTGAACAGTTATTGAATGCTTACAGTAATGAAATGGAAGCTGAAGAACAAAAAGCAAATGAAGCTAGAGAAGCTGCAGAAGCAGCAGAAATTCAGCAACCAGAAGATATTCCTGACGAACCTCTAGAAGTTATTGGTGAAAATGAAGAAGAAACAGCAGAATAACTTAAAAGAGAAATTACCAAAGAATAAGGTTCTTGTAGATGGCACTGTCTTAGAGGCATTGCCAAATGCAATGTTCAGAGTTATGCTAGACAATAATAATATTGTTTTATGTACAGTTTCTGGTAATATGAGACGTCATTTGATTAGAGTATTGCCTGATGACAGAGTACAAATTGGTGTAGAAACATACGATTTATCAAGAGGAATTATCTATTATCGTTATGATAATTCACGAAAGATATAAATAAAGTATGAGAGAATATCATAGATTACATCCGAAAGAAATTGATTGGTATGATTTACAGGAAAACAATCCTGAATTATACGATTTAATTTATGGAAGTGTAAATAAATGGAAAGAATTTGAACAATTACCTGATTTATCAATGATACCTATGGAATATCAGCACATGATACCAGAAAATATCAGAAAGAATGAAGAAGATAATAGAGTTCAACATATCATGTTAACAAAATGGTAAAACTAAATAACAACTAAGTGAAATAGAGGTAAATAATATGCAAACAATGTCAACTATCGATCAGACTGGTGCAGTAGAAGCAGAAGACGTTTTGGTTAATCAGCTACGTGCTATTAAGTCTTTCCCTAACCGTGCTCGTAAGGAACTATCCGCATGCGCAGTACCACAGGTAAAGGAACCAAAGGAAGAAGCAGAAAAGGCTGCATTCAAGAAAGGATATGAAGCAGGAGAACTCGCAGGTAAGAAAGCAGGTTATCTAGAAGCTTTGCAAAATCTAGAAATTTTTATTAAGAAGTTGAATGCTTAATTAAAATTTTTTATTATATTTTATCATGCCTGAATAAGGCATGATATTTTTTATGAACATAAAATCCGTATAATACAGCGAGTTGAAGGAAAAATAATATGTTTGGATATAAACAATGTGTATATGATAATTTCAAGAAAATTATCTATTTGAAAGAACAGGATGACGATCGATACCACAAATATCCTTATGATCAATACTGTTATATTCAGTCAAATGAACCAACAGATTTAAAGGATATTCATGGAAATTACATGAAGAAATTGACTTATTCTGACAAGTCAGTCATCCAAAATTTAAAGAATTCTGGCATTATTGTTGCTGAAAGTGATTTCAAACCTGAAGTCAAATTCATGCATGACCGTTATGACAAAGTAGAATTAAAGCCAGATATTACAAAATGGAATATATGTCTATTCGATATTGAAGTGGCATCAGGATCACAATTCTATGATGACCACATTATCAAAATCAGAAATAAGACTACCAAGAACGTCTCAGATATTAAATTATATGACTTCGATGTAAACTATCCTACCGATAATTTTGAAGTCTGGGATGAACGTGAGAGCGCCTGGAAGAAGTATAAGGACTCATGTTATGTTGAATATGATTTCCCTGCTTCTGATAAAGCATTATGGCCAATCAACTGTATTTCTTGTTATTCTACAAAAGACAAGAAGATGTATACATTTACTACACTTGAAAATGAACCTAATGCTGATGATGATCCAGAAACAAGACCATTTATTGAATTTGTTTGTGAAAACGAATTAATAATGATGAAGAAATTCTTGCAATGGTTCAATAAACAAAAATTTGATATTATTTCAGGATGGAACTCAGAAGCATACGATATTCCTTATATTATCAATAGATGTCATAGATTACGTGCATTGTGGGATGTTGCTACTGAATTCGAAAGAGCTTTGTCTCCATTGGCAAAGATGCCAAATGAAAAGAAAATCTTTGATAGAAAACTACCTGATGTTGACCTTGGTTCAACATGGGAAATTCCAGGTCTATATTCATTGGATTACATGGAATTGTATAAGATGTTTGCTGACCATCCACCTATGTCTTCATTTGCATTG